CGATACGCTGGAATTGCAGGATGGTTTTGCTACAGCTCATCCTGGCGTGATGTCAGTAGCAGATTGGCAATACATTATGACCAGCGATTTTGGCACCTCACGCTTTGACTGGTGGGTAGGCAAGCTAAAACGGGATTATTTCCGTAGTCAGCTAATTCAAACAGCACAAGCGTACTCGGAAGAACCAAGCGAGGACAATCTTACCGCAATGATGGTTGCCTCACAGAATGCTACTGCTGCCAGTCAGACGGCAACTGAAAGTAGCATTGCAGATTTGGCAGCGGCCATGGAAGACAAAATGATACACGGTGCTACTGAAAATGGGATTAAAACGTACTTCACTCTTAACAACATTCTGGGCGGTGGTTTGATGCCAGGACGTTTGTTTACGATTGGTGCGCGCCCTGGTGTCGGTAAATCAGCATTCGCGGTAAATCTCATCATTGAGGCTTTGAAACAGCAGCCGGAATTGACAGTTGATATGTTTTCACTTGAAATGTCAAATGCAGAAAACTACAACCGTTTGTTGGCATGCAAGACTGGCATCAGTGCTGGTAAATTCATCAACCCGCAGAAAAGTCTAAGCGATGCTGAGAAGGTTGAGGTTGAAAAGGCGGGAAACGTCCTTAAAGACTATCACTTGCAGCTTTACGACAAGCAGGTGGAATTACCGCAGATTGTCAAAACAATGCGACAGCGAGCCGCTGATGCAGATAAAGGCTACCTTGCGATTGTTGATTATCTCGGGCTGATTGGTGTTCGTAGCCAAGCCGATCGCCGTCTGCAAATCGAAGAGATCACCCGTCAATTCAAAGTGCTGACTAACGAGCTTGGTATCCCGATTGTCTTGCTTAGTCAGTTATCACGAGGTATTGAGAATCGTCAGGACAAGCAACCGGTACTTTCAGATTTACGAGAGTCGGGATCAATTGAACAAGATAGCAATGCGGTTGGATTCCTTTGGAACAGTGACCGGCAGAATGAAAAATCAGATATCCGTACTGTGACTTTAACAATTGCTAAAAATCGTGAAGGAGCACTTGGCAGCATTGACTTTAACTTTTTTGCACCAAAGTTGCAGTTTAAGGTGGCGTATTGAAATGGCTTATCCAACTATGACACTTAAAGAGTTCAATGAGTACATGCAGGAGGGACATTATCAATACTCGCTGTTCATCATTCTGCAGCTTGATGAAGCCATGGAATATTTAAAAAAGGCGCAACAAGCCGATGCGGATATGAAGAAGTTTTGGTATCAATGGGCGTACGTGACATTGGTCGATGCGTTAGAGACGGCTGAGTCAGAATATTATGGGGAAACTAGTGCATATTTACCGACAAAAGAAACTGATCCAGTAACGCGAGCTTACTGCCAAAACACATACGATATTTGGCGAGGATACTTGCAAAAGCTAAACGTGAGTTTACCAGAACAAAAATTTTGAGGAGGCAAAAGCATGATTGAGCATAAGGACGTGAAGCCAGCGTGATAAGGCTAACGATACCTGGTAACCCAGTCCCACAAGGACGGCCGAGGTTCACGCGAATGGGTCATGCTTACGACCCGACTAAATCAAGAAACTACAAGCAGCACGTTAAGAGCGTGGCGTCAGAACTAAATATTGAGCCTCTAAGCGGCCCAATAAGGGTGGCAATGGAAATATACCGTCCGCTCCAAAAGTCTGGAAGTAAGGCCTTAATAAGGCGAAAAAAAGAAGGCAAAGTTAGGCCAACAGTTAAGCCGGATGTAGACAACTACTACAAGTCTGTATCAGATGCGCTTACCGGTATTTTGTGGGAAGACGACAACCAAATAGTCGAAATCCATGTTGGCAAATGGTACAGCGATCAACCACGTGTTGAGATTGAAGCAGAAGAGATCGATTAAGGAGAAAAAACATGCTTAATAAAGGGCTTTTCTCAAGTGACAAGGATGACTGGGAAACACCACAGAAGCTATTTGAGAAACTTAATGACAGATACCACTTCGTCATTGATTTAGCAGCGACCTCAAAAAATGCAAAGTGCAAAAACTATTACACAGTCGAAGACGATGCTTTGAACAAAGACTGGTCGAAGGTGAATGGCCCAAAATGGCTAAACCCGCCTTATGGACGACAGCTAGGCCTGTGGGTGAAGAAAGCCTATATCTCCTCAATCAAATGCAAAGACCCCATAGTATTGCTCATACCGGCGAGAACAGACACTAGCTATTGGCATGAATACATTTTCTACAAAGCGCATATTGATTTTTTACGCGGGAGATTGAAATTCGAACACAACGGGAGCGCCGGAGATTCAGCACCATTCCCAAGCGCAATTGTGACATACAACTTTGATACGCCATGGTTATAACAAACTAAGGAGAAAAATCATGAATAAAAAATTGACATTTACAGTAACTGTTTTAGCAGGACTTATGTTTGGGGCCAGTGCAACCACCATTGCTGACAATGTTTGGCAAGGTCACCAGAACATCGTGGAGACCAAAAACAATATCGACAAATTGACGGCTAAGATCAACGCTTCACAATCTAGCTTGTCCGATTTGCAACATCAGCTGTCTGACGCGCAGGCACAGTATGCGGCACTCAAACAGCAATACGACAACGATATGGCAAGCAAGGACGCACAGATTCAGCAAAAGATCGTTGAAGGTCAGCAAGCAGTCGCCCAGAAACAGGCTGAGGTTGATGCAAAGCAGCAGACCATCAATGACCTTACATCTAAGTTAGAAGCCGCCAAACAGGCAAACAACGACTTATCACAGGCCATCAAAGACGCACAGAGCATCAAGGACTATTCAGATCAGGCTGTGAAGTCAGTCAGCGCGAAATGAGAGGTACGCAAATGACGACCAAATTCACAGCAGATGTCGTTCACAAACTGTTAGGCGTTCGTGAGGCACAGCAGGCACCAGCAGCATTGATGAACATTGTCATGGATCAGCAAAAGCGTAACGAGCTTTTTAAGCAATTCCTAGATGTCAGTACAGACGTATCACATGACTGGTTCTCACAATATTTCATGAGTGTTCAAGCTGATCGAAAAGACAAGAAACAAGATTTCACTCCGGAGAGTATCAGCAAGCTCGCGAACATGCTCGTTGGATCGAGTGACAGTAGCGAGTATTACGAGGTTGCTGCTGGGACTGGCTCAATGATGATTCAACGATGGCAACAGGACCGTTTGAAGCACAAGCCGTGGGACTATCGGCCAAGCATGTATTTTTATCACCTTGAAGAGCTTGGTGATAGTACGTTGCCGTTTCTGATATTCAATTGTGCCATTCGCGGCATGAACGCAACAATTGTCCATGGTGACAGTCTGACACGTGCTGCTAGACAAGTATATTTCATTCAAAACGATGAAGACGACTATTTGCATTTCAGTACAGTGAATGTGATGCCGCACAGCAAAGACGTTGAACAAGAATTTGATATTCGGCAGTGGCTAGAGCCTGAACAAAATCACATTGAATCAACAGAGATACCCGCAAGATACAACGAAGTCATTCAGGAATTAGCAGCGGGAAAGGAAACCGAGCAATGAAAACAGGAGACGACACGTTCGATGACATCTACGTCAGCAAAAAGACTGGCAAGGTCGTAGGCGTCATGTACGAAGATGTGGACTACAAACTTGTGCCAATCAAACAGGAGGACGAAAAATGAGTAAACATTTTGAAGAAATGAGCCAACTGGAGAGGATTGATAAAAAAATGAAATTCAAGATTGTGGGCCGCAATGGCGAAACCAAAATCAAGGAATTCAGGTCTCAGTACGAAGCAGATTTATACTGCGAGCGTCTCAACCATGAGCGGTTGGAACGCCTTGGCTTGATTGAGCACCTGAACACACCAGCAATCGAATTTGAGTAGGAGTACATCACCATGAAGACATACACCAAGCGGCGTTGCGAAAGGAAAGTCAGGATGTATTTAGCAATGTGGAACATGGCAAAATTGTGAAAGTGGAGGCGGAGAAATGAAACAGATAATAAACGGAATATGGAATGCGTCTCCATTGGAGATAAATATGAGTTTGCTCATTGTCTGCATTGTCCTTGCGGCAATACTGTTTGCATTCCTTCATTGGCTAAATAAGTAAAGGGGCGGAGAAATGAACCGAGAGATTAAGTTCAGGGAGAATCCGGAGCTGCTGGTGGCACAACATGAAAAGTAACGTGATCTCGCTGAAAATATTGCCAGAGTATTTTCAGGCACAGGTAGAAGGCAAAAAGAACTTTGAGATCCGCAAGAACGATCGCGAATATAAAGTTGGATCGGTGCTATCGCTTCGAGAATTTGATGGGACAAAGTACACGGGACGCAGAGCCAAAGTAATTGTTACCTTCATCACTGATTATGGTCAACGTGATGGCTATGTGGTTCTAGGCACGCGCCCTTTCGATAAGCACAAGGTTACGTGGGAGGAAAAAAGATGGTACAGACAATACTTTGATTGATACTGTAGGCCTAATGATTACGGAGATGAAGAGAATGATAGATGACCATCAATCAAAGCCAGAAAGGATTGCACAGGTTGGAATTTTTGGTGGCTGTTTCGTAGGCTGTGCATTCTTGACAGCAATCTTGGTACTTGTTGGCTGTTGGATTTTAAAACTGCTATGGAATGTCGCATTTGGGTAAAACATTAGGAGGTGAACAGCTTGGACAGCAAACGAGCATTGGCCGAAAATCTTAGGAAGAATATATACGATTTGGGCATGACACAAGCCAAATATGCGAAAGAGATCGGGATACCCATCACCACGCTTGAATATGTAATCTCTGGGAAGGGCAGTGTTTCACTCAACACTTTGGATAAAATCGCATATGGAGCTGGGATTGATCCATGGGAGCTTATTCGGAATTCTGAAAGCAAATAAAAAAGCGCACCACGAAGGCACGCTTATCCTACAAACCCAACCAAACCATACCATAAGGAGTGGACGCAGTGGTGCGAGCAACGAGATATTTTAGCCCAATTGATCATGATAAAACAATTGAAAACGCCAAAGAGGTCTTGGGGAACTACTGGCATCACAAGCGGCTCGCTCAACGCACCAAAATAGCGCTCAGAAGCCCCGTGATGGACGGCATGCCCAAGTCACCTAGCTATGGAAACAAAGCCGAGGACAAGCTCGTATCGCACGCTGACGAGCTGTACTATATAGCGTGCTGTGAAGGTGCTATTGAATCTCTGGATTCAGCGAATCATCGGCTTATACTAACAAGTTCTTACTTAACCAAACGATATAGTGACCAGCAAATAATGGACAAGCTGTTTTTATCAAAAGCCCAGTATTATCGAACAAAACGAGAAGCGCTAATCGCATTCGCTGAGATTTGTCCATTGGTTGAAATCGAGATGAGACCTTTGTGAGACATTTCAACTGTTTTTAAGTCATATGATGGTATTGTGCCAAAGGTGAGAAACCTGAGACACCGCATTTTTCCTCCGAGCCTCAGTGATGATAAAGCTGTGGCAAGGCGTGGCAAATGGACTGG